CTGTCTGTTGCGCTCCATTAGCTGTCTGTTGCGCTCCATTAGCTGTCTGTTGCGCATTGACCAGTAATTGCTTGATGCTCTTATCTGCCCCTCCGTTTCCCGTCAAAGTGTTGCCTGTATAGCCAAACGTATATTCTGTTTGCGATGGGTCTAAAAAATTGTAAACAATTTTATTACAGTCAAAATACTCGTTGATGCCGTGCGGCGTAGAAATAACTTTGACTTTGTCGCCCAACTTAATATCATCCGTGCTTACGTTTAGTAAATGTAAATTTGCGGCGGTGACTGTAAGGGAAAGTGAGTTTAAATATCCGCTTTCTACATCCTTTTTGGCCGCCGCAAGTAACTTGCTTGCAATATATATATCGTCATACTGCTTTGTTTTTGTGATGCGTCCAAATAGTTTGATTCCTTCTTGTGACTCTACATAATCTTTTCCATCGTTTGCCTTTTTTATTGTCAATCCTTCGGCTCCAACTGGGATGAGCACAGTATAAACATCGTCAGCTGTGATATTTTCTGTTAAATCTAACAAGTTACTACCAAATTCAATGGTTTGCTGCGAAGTTCGCTCAAATTCTTTGAGGTAATCGAGATACCGGGTGCCGCCAGATAGTCGCGGCACGATGTATCCGGCTGTATTCTCGTTCTCTGTTAGTTTGTCAGTCATTTCTGCATACGTTGTTGCATAATTTTCATTCGAGCGAACTATTGTGTCATTGCTATCCGTAACCGTCACACGCCCGACTGTAAATTGCTTGCTCTTTTCTACTTGCTCATTGTGATTATTTATATACTGCGTAAACAGTTCTTTTACTCCACCTTTAAAATTATAAGGGCGTTGAATGCTATCTTGCAGAAATCCTAATTCGCCCTCACAATATAGTTCTTTCTCAAGTAAAAAATTGCTCTCTTGGTGCAAAATTCTGCCCCGAAAGATTTCCTCTTCGTCCTGATACGCATATATAAAATCCGTTAGCCTCTTTAATCGTGAATAAGCAGGATTAAGAACTGGGACAGTTATCTCCAGCACGGCCGATTTGTTTGCCTCAACGGTTAATTTTGCGCTCTCAAGAGCGTAATCATTTTGCAGAGGGTCATATAGTAGACCCGAATCCGCTTTTATCGTATACACTACAAATGACCTCCTTTGTAATCTACTGACACAGTGCCTTTTCCTGCGAAAATAATCGTTGTATCTCGCGTGATTGTTAAGCCTGATATTGTACTACGTCCTTCTGGTAAACTGTAAGTTTTGCCATATATTTCTACTGTTACGCTGCCCGCTACAATAAACTCAGGGGATTCGGGCATATCTGCTGCAAAAATTTCAAGCTCATATGTTCCGTCAATTTCCAAATCTTTGTACTCTCTTGCCACATCCGTATCAAAATCAAATGGATCCCACAGCCAGTCTTCTAAACTAGATTTTAATTCGTATTTAAACGGTTCGCAGGTAGCTTTAATTGTAATAGTTGACGAAAGTCTGTCAGATTCCCACGACTCCATTTCACATCGTCCCATATAATAGTAGCTGGGGTCTTCATCCATAATAATTTTCAGTCTTTTGCCATGTACATCTCTAGCAATTTCGCTGTATTTATTAGACCAATCTTCGCGCTTGCCTATATACAAAAATTTCCATGTTATCTCACGGTTTCGGTAAGTTGGGAACCCAGTCAAGACCTCCGTAAAATCCAATGTGACATTGGAGTAAGGGATTTCTACATAATTCGTGTTGGTTTCAGGCAAACCGATTTCGGGGCGAATAGAAGGATAAACGCCCCAGTCTCGCGTGGAATGTTTATCCCCAAACTGTGTACCATATATCATCCTACTCACCTCCTACTGTTGTTGGCCTGAATCTGTCCTAATTGCCTGTCAATATAAGGAGCCATCATTTTTGCCATACCACGCGGGTCATATCCTTCCGCGCCAAAGTCGGGAAAATATTGCCGCATAAGCTCTAAAATAGCTGTCAAAAGTTCTGACACGTTATCATTTACCTGCCCTGTCGCAGTCCTTTGCGCGTTGTAGCCTGTGCTCCAATCGCCTGCCAGCAATGCATTGCTACTTAGCGTAGATAATGTGCTATAGACGCTATCTGCGTTGTTTTCGATGCCCCGTGCGATTCCAAGAGGGATAAATTTTCCAACTTGGTTTGCAAATACACGGGACGGACTCTTGATTTGTAGAGACTTTTTAGACGTAGAGACAACGGAGTTCATAATGTTCTTAACGGCATTATTTAATTCGCTGTATTGTGATTTGATGCCCTTACTCATGCCTTTTACAATATTTTCCCCGATTTTTTTCGCGTTAGCTCTGGTCTTGGAGCCTAGCTTTTTGAGGTTTTTATTGTAAGCGTCCTCAAGCTTCTGTACTTGGTTGCCTGCGTTTTTAATCAACGTCTTTATCTGCGCCTCTGTGGACGCTTTCAAAACGTCGTTTTCACTGACTGCCTCTTTTAATGCAATACTTGATTTTTTATTATACAGCTTCACAAACTCGGAAAATTCCTTGTCCGTCATGTTTGCAATAGCTTCTAAAAATCCTGTATCCGTTACATCATAGCTGGTTAAATCGTCGTAGATTGCCCGGTTGCTCTTGCCTAGCCGTTTCTTAATTTTATCAAGTGTATTACTGTAGTCCGTTAATCCGTCAACGTGGGTTTGCAGATTGTCAAGAATCGTGTCGGCATCCATGTCGGCGGTACTTTTGTTTAGCGAAAAAGCCGACGTGAGTTTGGTTGCACTAAATAGCGTATCCTTTCGACTCGTTACCGCATCGTCGTAGGTTTTTACAACCGCCTGAATGTCTGAAATAAGCTGTTTTTGTACGCTGCTTATATCTGACTTAAAAGTTGTGTTAAGTTTTTTCACATCTTTATTGTACGTTTTCTTTGCAGATGTAAATTTACTTAACGCCGAACGATATGCCGCCGTGCCCTTCTTTGCGTGCTTTAAAATCGTTTTCCAGTACAGCACTTCTTGTTTTTCGCTGATTTTGTTACTATTTTTTAATTTAGTAACTTTTGTTGACGCCGCATTAACAAGTGCACGCGTTAACTGTTCTCCCGAATTTTTTCTTGATTTCTTTTTGCTCTTATTGTTTGCCTTTTTCTGCGCTTTGCTCACGGATTTATAAACAGCATTAGCCAGTTTGGCTCCCGCGCTAGTAGCCTTTTTGGTATTTTTTGTAATACCCTGTGCCATACCTGCGACAATTTGTTTTCCCACCTCGTCTCTAAACTTACGAGACGGGGAATGGATTCCCAGTGCGCTTTTAGCCGCCGACAACGCTCTCTTTGCCGCTCTCTTTGCCGCACTGATAACCGCTCCCACTCCGCCGGAGATACCATTAGCAATTCCTGATACGACATTCTTTCCGACTGCTCCCCATCCGACTTTAAACGCCCCCCTGATACCGCTAACGGCTTTTTTTGCGTACCCCAGTAACTTACTTGGTAGGCTGGAGATTGATTGCGCTATTGCTGATACAATACTTTTAGCTACGCCACGTAAAGCACCTACTCCGGCTTTGAATGCAGATTTAAGCCCTTGTATGCCCTTGCTGCCTAGCGATTTGAGCGTAGACGGAAGATTTTGCAATGCTCCTTTGATGCCTGTCACAACACTCTTAGCCGCCCCTTTTGCGGCTCCTATCATTTTTTTAATGCCATTTGCAAGACCTTTTGTGACCTTGCCGCCTAGTGACACCCAGTTAAACGCCGTAACAACTGCTACAATCGCCTGTATAATTTGCGGAATGCTGGCAATTAGAGAAGGTATTGCCTGTATAATGCCTGACACAAGGGTTACAATAATTTTTAATCCTGTTGCAATTAATTTCGGTGCATTGTCGTTAATAATATTGGCTATATTAGTAACAATTTGCGGAATATACGTTATTAACGTAGGCAGGCTGTTAGCTATGCCCTGTGCAATGTTTAAAATTAACTGCAATCCCGCATCAATTAATTGTCCTGCGTTCGCCCGAAGCTGTGCGGAGAATTGTGTCAGCATCGGAAGTGCCTGTGCCAAAAAGTTTGGGATACCTTGCGCCATGCCACTAGCGATAGTTGTCAGCAGGTTGACTCCCACGGACGTAAGCACGCTTAACCCCGTGGAAATTGTCGAAGCAAGGTTGTTTAATAGCTGACCGACTGCACTTGTGATACCACCGGAATTTTGAGCAACGCCCGAAATCAACCCGTTTATAAGGTCGCCGCCGATTTTTGTCAACCCCGGCAACTGACCACTAAAATTAATCGCATCTTGCGCCAGTTTGGAAAGGGCGCCACTTATGCCGCCGGATTCCATCGCCTCAGCTAATCCACTAACCTCGCTTGTTACGCCTTTGATGGCACCACGGATAGTGCCCGAAAAAGTATTGTAAAAACCCAGTTCTAAGCCCTCTGTAGCACTAGATAGCAAGGTTATATCACCTTTTAGATTGTCTAGCTGTGTAGCCGCCTGCTGTGCCGCGGAGCCGGAAGAATCCTGTATTCCCTTCCAGAATTTTTGTACAGTCGCATCACTTGATGCGGTCATTTTGTTAAATGCCTGTAAGCCTTGCGTTGTAAAAATCGTAGCAAGAGCGTTATTTTTTTGCTCTGCTGTCATGCCCTGCAAGGAGCCGTTAAGCTCGTCTACGAGGTCGTTAAAATCTTTTGCCTCGCCGTTTGATTTATAGGCAGACACTCCTAACTGGTCTAAAGCTTTTGATGCGTTATCAGTCGGAGTATATAAGTCTGCCATTGCCCTATTTAATGCTGTAGATGCCTCAGAGCCTGTTACGTTTTGCTCTGCCAAACGGAGCAGGGAAAGTGTAACACTGTCCGCCGATTGGCCGTAGTTTTTCGCTGTGGCGGCAGAACCGGAGAAAGCCTCTCCAAGGCCTCTTACGTCCGTATTGGCAAGAGTAGCACCCTTTGCCATTAAATCGGCATAGTAAGATGCATTACTCATCGAGTCACCAAAGCCTTTTACAGCTCCGGCAGTATACGATGCCGATTCTTCTAGGCTCATAGCACCGGCAGAGGCAAGGTTAAGTACCGTTCCGATTCCGCTAATCTGTTCATCCGCCGACAAGCCAGCCTGAGCAAGGATGTTCATTCCTTCCGCCGCTTCCGTTGCGGTGTACTTCGTTGTACGCCCCATTTCCTCGGCTTTGGCCTTGACGTCTCCTATTTTGTCTACGGTTGTACCCATGGTAGCCGCTACCTGAGACATCGCAGTATCAAAATTCATCCCGGAGTCTATTGACGTTTTTGTAAATGCGGCGGCGGCGGCAGAGCCAGCCGCCATAGCTGTTTTAGCCACTTTCCCGACTGTTTTAAATGCCCCGCCGATTTTTGATGTGGACGAGCTGGCGTTACCTTCTGCGTCTTTCAGCCCCTTCTTATATGCGGTGTCTTTGATTGCCAGAGTGACAAACAATTCCATCACATTCAATCACTCATCACCACCAATCCGGCTTTTTTAATGACGTCTGCGGCTATTTCTTCGCCAGTCCTTGTTGTTGTTTGTTTTTTATTGTTATCAATTAAATCAAAAAATGAGACAGAAAGATAATTTCCGCCAAATGCCTGTGAAACGCTCTCGGTTATATCTCTCAATCCATCGGTTATATACCGTTTGTAAATTAGTTCCTCTGCATCATCTAAAATCTTAGATTTGACGTACAACAAGAATCCCTTTACGCTTCTTCCTCTGTATTCTCCTGCACATCGCCAGAGCGTCCTCCTGTTGCGCTTGTTGGCGCTGAGAAAAAAAGCTGACGTACCTCCGGATCGTTGACAAGGTCAACAACACCTTTGATAACATCCATTAATTTGTGTTTTTTCTTGTATTCTTCGACACTCTGCAATTCAAACGCTGCTAAGATTCCAATTACATCGTCTTTATGTGTTTTTAACAACTTAGGAGCTGTCTTAGCCCCTCTAGCAAAGACTTTGATGTATTTCTCCCCTTCCTGCGGTACAAGCTTTTGGCAAAGTTCAAGTGCCACGTCGTCATCTACGATATTGCCGATATATTCAAGGGAATTTGCAATGGCTTCTAATCCCTGTTCTGCTGTTAAATCTGATAATCTCATGCTTTACCTCCTACGCCGCTTCGCCTGTTTTAATATAGACCTCGTAAGGTACTGTCTCTATGTTCTCAATGCTGTAATGCCCTGTGTATTCAAAGTCAAAATTGCCTTTTGCCTTATCATCAGATTTAACCTTGAAACCGCCCGTTGAAAGTGCGTTCATGATTTTAATTGCGATAAATCCGGCGGAATCCCCGGAATTTTCGTCTGAATAGTCACCAATCCACCAAATATCCTTAAAATCTTCTGCTTTTAAATCTGCTCTTGGTGTAATTTTATTCCCTGCTACGTCTGCCGCCGCCATAAAGCTTTTAGCCTGTGCGGTATCCATGGTAACAGCTGTACCTGATAATTTTACTTCGATAGATTCGATTTTTTTTAATTCCTTCGTGTTTTCAGGCACGTTGTCAATGTCTTCGCCAAAATCGGTAAAAGATGGCTCTGCGCTAAATTCGCAACCACCGCTGGTGGCCATAAGAATATTGGTTGGTGTTATAGCACCCGTCTCTGGCTCAAAAGTTGATGCGATAATACCAGCATTAAGCTGGATTTTTTTAAAAAGGTCAGAAGGTACCTGTGTATACTTCATTTGCTCACCTCGTTAAATAGTTATAAATTGCATAGTTATTACTGTGTATCTGCGTACTATTGACGAGTCGGCTTCATCGACTAAAGGAGTCCACGGCTGGTCTTGCGACAAAAAAATGATTCCATCATCGCACTTGACCGTAGTGCCCCCTTGCAACCTGTCGCTGATTTCTTTTGCCTTTTTGTTCGGAATTGCCTCTGATTCTGTGTGGTACCATACGTTTACAGCGCTGGCGGCAGCTGTGCCAGTCCACCAGTTAGCTGTAGTTGGTTCGTATGTGATAAAAGGAAATGTGGTATCCTCCGGCACTCTGTTAGACGGATATGCAGTTATGCCGAAGGATGACCAAAATTGATACAGTGCCGCTGTTGGAGTCATGACGTTAACTCCCACTTTTCCGCCATGACCTGTGCTATATCCAAATTGGATGATGCAGGGGTTTCTTTTTCTCCCGCATTTGATGTAACTCTAAAAATTTTCCCGTCTTTTGTTTTTAATACATCATGATAGCCTAGCTTTACTGTTTTAGCTGTAGTGATTGTATATGTTGCTGTTACACCCTCTTTTTCCGCCACTCTGGCAGACATGGAGGTGTCGCGGACAATGGCCGCCTGTATTTCTGCGCCTTCTACCCATTCGGTGATAAATCCACCCTCACCGTCGGAAGTGCGCTTTTTATCCATGAGTATGCAATCTTGTAAAAATTCATTGATTAAACTCATGCCATTTTCCTCCATGGGTTCAGGCGCGCCCTAAAGGCGTCTTGCCATGTGTAGGTCTCGCCTTTGCTATTTGTTGCCCTGTTGTACGAATAACCGCCAAATGACTCCGACTGATACGCCCCTAAATTGCCGTTTTTCGCCTGCCACTCGCTGATTTCGTCCACCAGTGATAAAAACGGTTTAGGAATAGCCAGTGGAACAACCACGCCAACAAATGTCTCCTCTTGCAATGGGGCAATATCGCCTTTATGATACTGGTAGACCCCGTCATTGAAGATAGAGCCGCTTATTAAATAATACTGCCCGTCTTGTAGCGGGAGACGAATCGCGGTAGCAGAATAACGCAGGTCTTTAGTATCTTCCGTCACACCTACATCAAAATCAAGCGTGTCAAAAATCCAATCTCCGATTGTTATTTCTCCCGTGATTGCCGCCCCCTTGACCGGGAAGAAATTGTGAATGTGATTCATGATTTCATAAAGCACTCAATCATCCCCTTTTATTTTGCGGCTGCCTCTGCGGCTGCCTCTGTGGCTACTACAACGCCGTCAAGTCTTTCTGCTAACAGTACAATACCACTGATTACGGTATCGGATGCCGTAAGATTTGTGTAATCTGCCGTCTCGTGGATACCAATATAGCCTGTCTGATCTGTAGTAAAATTAAAAGCTTTGCTAAGTCCTGCGCTTGCAGCGGAAACGTAATAAAGCACAATATTATCCTTTGCTGTTGCGTAAACAGTACCCTTCGGAACAGACGAGTTTAAAATAACTGTTCCCAGACCCAGGAAGTTTTCAATATACGTCATTCCGAATGCTGTCTGTGTGGAAATCTGTGCACTTTCAAGGTAATCTGCTACGTCCAGCTGATTTACAAAAAACACAGATTCGATTTCATCGTCTTCGAACAGAGCCTGTAATTTTCCCCATGCCTGTGCTAGTTTACCTTGTAATCCTTTTCCCTGAATCTTTGTAGTCCCAGTCCCGAGGAAGTCAAAAAACTGTTTTCTGATAGCTTTCTGCACGTCTTTGAGCATTCTGTCAGTAGTCATATCAACCGCCTGGTCGAATCCCTTTTCAATGATTGCTTCTGCTGTTGTGGCTTTTCTCCACTTCTTGAGGGTAATTTCACCCCAGTTTTTAGCTGTTGTTTTATATTTAGAAAGTGGAATTGTCTCGCCTTCTGCAACGTCTCCGCTTTCGAGGGTACCTGTTGCCTTATATGTTTTGAGGACTGTTCCATCCTGCTTCTGAATTTTTCTTGTGATTCCCAGCGCTTCTGTGAGTTTTTTAATGCTTTCGGAAAAAATTTCGACAAATTCCTGTTCTCTCGCCCACGCAAGGTCGGCGCTGGTAATTAATTTTTCATCTGCCATATCTTTTTACTCCTTTTCTGTTTTTGCAAACGCTTCTTTGTTTGCGATCATGGCGGCGCGCCTTTCTTCTCTGTCAGAAATTTTCATAATTTCCTCGCGAGTCATTTTCCCTGGCTCACTTTTTGGAGGATTAGACACGTTCGCGCCTTTAGTTTCTTTAGTTGTGATGTAGTCGGCATACGCTTCTTTGATGCCCTTTTCTACCTCTGTTGCATTCTCAAGTTTCCCGTCAGTTCCGATTTTTAAGGCATCAATAGTCTCTTTTGATGCCTTTAATGCGAGGCTAATTACCTTGCTAGACACGCCAGAATCTTCAAGCATCTTTTTGTATGCGGCTTCTTTCGCATTGTAGGACGCTTTCTTGTCCTGTTCGGCTTTGTAGTTCTCAAAACCTGCGTGTTCTTTCTCATACTTGCCTTTCCAATCATCCTTTTCGTAGTCCTCCAATTTCTTCTGGAGGCCTGGAACTTTCTCTGCATCCTCTTTGTATTTACTAATCTCGTTCTTGAGACCTGTAACAGTTGCGGAGTGTTCTTCGATAATCGCGGAAACTTGTTCATCTGTAAGTGTCATGCTCTTTAAAAAAGCTCTTGTTAATGCCATTTGATTGCTCCTTTTCTTTGAGGGATTTCTTTCCCTAAATGACTTTATATGTAAATCGCAGTACTTCGCGATTACTTTCTAAACGTTTTTGCGGCTTTAAGGGATTTTGCCCCAAATTTGCCGTCAATTTTTAATTTACATTTCGACTGGAAAATACTAACCGCATCTTCCGTCTTTTCTCCGTATTTGCCGTCAATTTCTAATTTTGAGCCAATAGCCCAGTTTAAAAACTTCTGCAATTTTTCAATTTCCCCTCTTGTGCCTTTTAATACTGTAATACCGTCTAAAAACGTATAGTAGCCGCGTGGCGGCAATTTAGGGAATTTTCCGGTGTATTTACCTTTTTTTGTTGTTTCTTCCTTCTGCTCCACCGCTGGGAAGTCATGATACAAAATATTTAAATCAAAATTTCCACCGTTGCCGGTTGAAACCTTGGTTGGAAACACACCAGAGCTGGTATACTGCCATGCCATGAGATCAGGCACGTTTGTAGGCTTATAAGACTTGTTTGGTGTCGCTTTAAATGCCATGAGGTTATAGCCTTTGTAATAACGTGCAATCCACCAGTTTTTACAGTTAACTTTGTTTTTATCAATATGCTCCGCAAAGTATGATTTACCAGTGTAAACGCCAAATTTATAGCCTCTTGACTCAACGACAGTCTGTGCCGCATTAATAATCTCAGCAATTTTTACTTTACTCAGCCTCGCCTGCACTTTATCCTCGATATCGAACCAAACGCCGTACTTAAAATGCTTTTTGCTGATCTTGTCGAGGATGTCGCACACAAGTTCCATGTCTGACTTAGCTTTTGCTACGGTGGTAGCGTATGTGTAGTTGTATACGCCCCATGGGATGCCTAACTCCTCACATTTTTTGTAGTTTGCCTCAAACTTCTTATCTTTGCCTAAATCCTTGCGGATAATCTTAATGATCGCACCATCACAACCGTATTTCTTTACTTTTTTCCAGTCGATTGTGCCGTTGTATACCGACACGTCAATAATTTTCTTCTGTGCCATATATCCTCCTATTCTGAAAACACCCAGTCTTCCGCAAGCATATCTGCCTGAGAAGCAAGCCACCCCATCTGCACTCCTGATGTTCCGACAAATGCGATTGCCTTGTTTCCGATTGCATCATGTTCGCAATTTACAATATCTCCCGCAGGTGTTTTGTAGGAAATCCCGCTTGCAAGCTGGATATACTGTCTTTTTCCGTTCCACCCTTTTCTTGCTACTTTAAAGCCACGTTTTAAATATTTAATAGCTTCGCCAAAATTAAATTCAGCTTCGCCGCCTAACTGGGGACAATTATTTTCGTCTGCAATCTGCCATTCGTCTGATGCAATGTTGCCGAAGGTGTACAGTGGTCTATCTGTCTGGCGAATATCTAACACTTCACCATCCTTTGTGTGCATAGCAATGCTTTCGCCTTTTTCGTCCAAACACCAGTAGCCACCCCAAGATGGGAGCTTTACCGCTGCGCCCTGTCTCATTAATTCCCATGCTTCTCTAAAATTCATGTTGTCACCCTTTCCATCTCAACACGTACAAAATTTTCTGGTTGCTGTTAATAATCCTGTGTATCTTTTTATAAATACCGCCTGCTTTTCCTGTGTTAGTGCTAGCCTTTCCGGCATCCCACCACACCATTTTATTTCTCTCGTTTATCCCTGCGAAAATATTGGTATGCAGGCGGTAAAAGCAAATGTCTCCCGGTTTTAATTTGTTTTTATAATCCCGGAGTAATTTATTTACTTTTATCAATCTATATCGTTTTGATATAGCCGCTTTTGTTCCTGCGCCCTTATAGACAACTGTTCCATTCCTGTTGCAATAAAACAGTTGCCCCGGTTTGAGGATGCCTAACTGCTGTAAGCAATAGCATACATACGACGCACAATTACTTACCTTTTTCTTCTTTGCACCCGCCCAGCTATTCGCCACGTTCTGCGAGTATTTAAATTTTTTATCAACAAAATACTCTGCCGTTTCCTTTGCCTTGACGAGTAAAGACAATCTGTCCATTATCCCATCGCTCCTTTTAATTCGTCTGCAATGATTGCTGTGTATTCTTTTGCGTAATTTGCCGCCGCCGGTTTTAAATACGGCTGTGCCCTCTGGCCGTTTGTGATGTGCCACTGCCCTTTATCGTCCTGATAAGTCCATGGGGTCTTCCGTCCCCCTTTGTAGTACACGCCAGTTCCTAGTTCTACATAGGCGGCGTATTCTTCGTTACTGCCTATTGTTTCCGTGAGGTTATCCAAGTCGGTCTGATGTGTAATACTATTTCTCAACGCGCCTGTATCGACCGGGCAAAGGTCTTTTGCGTGCCCTTCTGCGGCGGCTCCTGCCTGTTCTAACGCTCTTGCAAGTGCCATCGTGGTCTTGAGTATTACTTCGTCTACGTGGCTCACAACATCAATATCCGCCATTATATTCGCCCCCTTTGCGTTGCTAACCATTCGTAATAGGTCATGTCTTCTATAACCTCGTTTCTGCCTGTCTCTGGGTTTCTGACGCGTATCATTCGCGGCTGTGCCAGTTCGGCAGGCAGTACAGTTCTCTGCGTACAACGACAGTTATAAACTTCCGCCGGGATTCCGCTTGGGTCTCCCGGATACATGAGGCCATTGGAGTAAGCCATATTAAACGGTACTTCTTCACCGTCTAATGCCCTGTGACTGTCTCGTGTCCTCAAGTCCTTTGTTGCTGTCCAATGCTTAACTACATCAATTCCCATCTGGTAGGCTTCCTCGTATGCCGCCTGCCTGCCTCCGTTCTGCGCTCCTGTGAACGCTGTGCGGGCGTTTCTAATTGCGGCAGTATGATTCATACCTGTAACGTCCTGAAATCGCCCTGCGAGCTTTTTTATGCTGTCACCCTGTAAAATTCCTTGCAATAGTGCATTTTGCAATTTCTTCTTGTTCCAACGCACATCCTTGCTTTTTAATACCCTACGCGGTGGAAGAATCTTTTGTTTTCTGACCGTCAGCCGCTTAACTGTGTGCTCGTCAATCAAATTAAATGCAATATCTCCAATTTCTTTTATCTGCTTATCAGGCATAAGAGATTTAATCATGTAGGCCTCAAAGTTATGATTAAGGGCAATCACAAGAGAGGTCTTCTCGTTGATGTATGCCGCGGCAATCTCATTTGACTCTGTCAGCCGCCGCGCCATGTCTTCACGGAGTGCTTCCCACCTCTGCCCTCTGCCATACTGATTTATCAGCCATGCTTCAAACTCTTTCTTGGTGTACTTCCCTGCCTGGTATGCCGCATATTCTTTAGTGTACCGGCGGGAGAACTGTTTAAAATAGTTTCTCGCTTTGCCGTCAAGTTCTTTTTCGGCCTGCTTATATACGTCTTTCAGCCGTTTTTCTAACTTTTGTAACTCCTGCTCTGTCCACTTGTCGGATGGATACATGGTTATTCATCCCCTTCCGGGTTATCTTCCGGCGCATCTGGTTCAGGTGGCTCCGTGTAGCGGCTATATGATTCTTCGTCTAATTTTGCAAGGATGTCCGGCACTTCCTCCGGTGCAACAAACGGTAATTTTTTCAGGATGGTTTCTTCGTCCAGATAATTAGACGCCTCAAGAATCATGTCTGTTCGTTCTTTCTCGTTACTGATTCTGTTCCGCTTAAATTGTGGTTCGTCATCAATCCCTGCAAGCTCCAGAATCTTCTCGATCGCATCGCCCACGAAGTACTCAAAATCGTCCGCGTTATCGTCTAATGGTTGGTACGCAGCGTCGATATGGTCGTTTGTTGCTCCGGCGGCTATGGCGTGTACATCCAACGCACCGAAGTCCTCATAAATTTCTGACCGCATCTGCGTGAGAAACTCTTTTCTAGCGGTATATGGCGGCTCTTGTGTGTATGCCTGTACCTGCCCCTCCTCGGCCTTTGCGATATGCTGAAACTTGAGCCGATCTCTAAACTCTGCCAGCTCGTCGTCTGTCATGCCATCGGCGTTAGAGATGAGCCAATACATCTGTGCGCAGTCGTCTAAATCATTGGCAAAACCACTTTGCACTGCGTCGTAAGCATCAATCTTCGACTGCATCCCCCTCAGGGTGCTTATGTGTCGCTTGTTGCCAAACATCGGTACAATGGGGAGGCTGCTATAGTTTTCTTCCCCGATGATTTCGGGTTCCAGATTGTTTGCAGTCTCGATTCTCTGTCTGTATGCCCGTTTGGGAGCGGTCTCTTTTAATTCTCCAAATTTACTTTCTGCGCTGTAGGTTGTATAGCCATCTATTTCGTACAGCACAACCTTAAACGGCTTCTGTTCGTCCAGCTGCCAGAATCTTATGCCCGCCATCAACGCCCCTGTGTCCTCGTCCCACATCGGGGCGAACTGCGTAAAGGGAAATTCGTGCACGTGGTCTACATTCCAGAACAAGAAGGACTGACCATGGATTAATGCATTGTATGCCGCCTCTTTGATTCTTCTGTCAAACTGTTTGCCCAGTTTATCCTTGACACTCATGTCATTAAAAAAGACACCGTTTCCCAGACTGTATGAGCAGCGCTGTGTATTTAATTTGTGAAAGAAATTGGAACATATCTGTGCGTTAGATGAGAAATTATCCACCTTTTTTTGACCTAATAGAGTGTAATAAACACGCTGGAACTGCAAGATGGTCTCATTTTCCTGTGCATCGTACTTATCCGCCTTTAGTGCCTCTTTGTATGCTCCTGTACTCTCGTGGAATTTTATAAACTGATTTATAAATTGCCCTTTGTCTTTTGCGGCAATGAAATCTTGATATGATAAATACATTTGTCGTCACCCTAGAATTGATTTGTATTGTCTTGATTGGCTGCGCTTGACGAGTTTTAATGTTTTTACAAGATACCTGATAGCATCCATTGCGTGATCTGACTGTTTTATAACTGCATCCCTGCCTTTGTCAGCCGCTGTTGGGTCCCATGCATAGATACCAAACTCCTCGATTGTGTGCGTGCAAGACGGGTCAAACGATAATTTGTCTTGTGTCAACATCGTCTCAACATCTGCTATCCCGTCGTTAACAGTGTTATCCGCCTTTTTGACCTTATGTCCTCTACTGCGTAACTCTACGATGAGAGCGGCGGCGGATGGGTCAACAATGACTAAATCATCTTTCTGCCCGTTTAGTGTGTCCTCTAGTCCTTTTACTAGCTCGCTGACCGGTTTCATTCGGTTGTTTTCTCTACCTGAGTAGTAGTACTCTTTTATGCAGTGCCAGTTGCCAGTATCTACTCGTTTCTGCCAGACTAGGAAGACGGTAGCGTTCTGCATACCAAAGTCGGAGCTAACAATTATCTCTCCGCTAGTCTTTGCTTTACAGACATGTCTTTCCTCAGAAAACATATCGTACACAAGCCCTTCGGCTACTGCCCAGTTGCCTAGTATGTATCGTTGATACCTGTGTGTCCCTGAGTACTCTTTTATCAGTTCGTCTACTACCGCCGGAGGCAGGCAGCCATCATGTATGTTGTACGCCTGCTGGAATATATCTGCATCGGAATCCAGAAAGCCCTTAAACCAGTGCTTTGGTCCCGCCGGGTTGCACGTCCCATCGAAATGACTGTGTGACGTTCTGAGACGAGATTTCAACATCTCGAAAACTTCTTGGTTCCAGTTCGTCACCTCATCGCCGTAAGCATACTCAATCGTCGCTCCCTGTATTCTTGCAACGTGCTTCTTATTGTCGGCACCTAATGCATATACTTTTTTGCCAAATAGCTGTACTGTATTGTCACTGCGTATTTCGCCAACTAACTCTTCGCCCCATATCTCTCGCATAGGGTCAAGTATGTTACGTTGCAGTGTGCCTCTGGTGTTTCCCAGCATCACAGCCAGCCCTAATCCTTTTAGGTGTGTCAGACGTTGAGGAATTACGACTGCGTAGTCAACAAAGGATTTCCCGGAACCTGTCGCCCCGGTCTTTACGTTCCAGCGATGGTTGCATCCTTGCAGGTATTCTGCCTGCTTGCTAGTCAATGGCACTATTGACACCCCCAAGAATCTCAATAGCTTTCGCCAGTGCTTTATCGCTTGCGCTCTCTGACTGCGGCTTATCACGCCATTGTTCTGGCTTCCTGTTCTTTAGCCAAAATATCTGCGCTGTTGTATCCGGTACGACGTGCTTTTTCGTAACCTTTCGTTCCGTCATTACTCCGTCTTCGTATTTTTCGCTTATTTCTTCATAACTGTATCCTAACGCTCGCTGCAGCAGGCTTTTTTCTACCTGTCTGTCCACAACGTCTTTTCCTTTTTTTAAGGACTCGGCTAAAATTGGGAATTTTTTCTTCCATGTGTACAAAGTGTCTGGATTGATACCGATGTTTGCCGCAATTTCTTTGTCTGTGCATCCATCTCGTGCCCATCCCTCTATTTTTAGTAACCCTTCTTGGGTTATCCAGTCCTGATATTTATTTATCCCATTTGGGGTCACCTCCTAAATACAACCATAACCCCGTAATGGATTGTTTACGGGGTTATATGAAAGGAAAGAAAATATAAAAAAAATCGTTTACACCAGTTGCATAGCACAACTAGATACAAGTATAAGGAATTGCACCTTAACAGCCGCCGGGGTAAGACTAATAAGTGGCTGGTCTCTAAACACTTGTAGGTCCGCAACCTGTATGGGACGCAAGGCACCGTGGGATAGGTGTCTTGCGTACTCTCTTTTACGCGGATGAGAGTTTACACTTTTACCACAAAAAGATAGAGGAGGTTATGTCTCACAAAAAGTTACCAGCACTCGTCCGTACAAGTGTATTGTACGACATCTTTTAAGCCATGTTAGACAAACATAAAAAAGAGAGGGAGATAATTCCCTCTCTCTAATATCCCGCATATTTCCCAGCCAAATTAGCGAAAGCGCTAAGCCATCTGCGTATAGTTATTTCTGCATATCCAAGCTTATCCGCCGCCCCTGCTATCGTGTATCTATCCCCAAAATACACCAGCTGTACAGCTTTCATTCTGTCCAATCCGTTGTCCATCCCCTCCGTCTGCTTTATCGCTTTGTTAATAGCGTACATCCATAGGGCTGACTGAGCTGTATTTTCTGCGATCAGTTTGTCTGGGTATTTTTTTACCTGCTTTACTGCGTGCCCGTACCAGTCGTGTTTTGGATTGCTCATCGTTCTATCTCCCCGTTTCTTCCAACTTTTTTAAACCTCACTCTTTGTAGCGTGTCAGGGTACTTTGTTGTATTGACTCCCGAAAAAAATTGTTTTAAATCTCTACTCCATGTAAGCTGGGAAGGTGTAAAGTCTTTGTATATCACTTCTATTTCAAGAGACTCGGAATTTACTACAACGTCCGTTACGATATATAATCCTCCTTTGAAGTGTCTGTATATACAACCAGTCATTTCTTCTTTCAAATATTGAGCGTCCTTCTGGATTTCCATTATGTCGGTAGAGCGCCCTGTATCATATACAGCAGTTAACATCTTATGCCTCCTCCAATTTTCCAAAAATTTTTTCGTAAGCTCCTACATCATACTTTAGTAAAAATTGTTGCACCTCGTTTTCTTCTAGTACCCTGCCTTCTTCGTCTCCATCCATCCATTTCGCCACGCCCAACCATCTGCCTTTTTTACTTCTGTATATTTCGGCGTTTACCGAGATTCTAAAAGGTCTTCCAACTTCCATTTCGACCTTGTCGGAAACCAATTCCATCCTGTCTGTGTCATATTTTAATTTGTTTTCTGCGTCTACAAATATCATTTTTCTCCCCTCCTAAATATGCTCATGCGCCGTTTTGTCTTTGCAATGTTCGTGATTTCGTGTATCTATCCTACCGCCTCACTTATTAAGTGTGTAAAATACAAATCCTGTATAAATTATCGCTACTATGATTACTATTGCTTCTGTTATGCTCATTTCTTACCCTGTTCCCCCTTAATAATTTCTTCCGCAATAAGAGAGTCCTCAATGAGTTCTCCTGCATCTTCAAATTCACTCGCGCACTGAGCGCACAGCCAAGCATTTTGCGGTGCATTATCTAATGCTTTTTGTATAGCTTTTCTTTGCGAGGACGCTTCAACCTCACAAAGAAATTTTGAGAACACATAGTTCCCATATACTTTATATTTCATTTTTACCACCTTCTTCACTTTACAAATAAATTTGTTGTTTCCTCCCGTTTAAAAATATGTGATTGTATCCGCGGCGTTGTTTGCCATCAACTCGACTCGTTTTAAATATCTTAACTGTTGCTGTATGTATGGGTCTGAATCTTTGCCTCCCATTGACCTCCAGTCAGATATTCGCTTATCTACATCCTGTAATACTTTAATCGGGATTATATCAAGATTAATATCTTCAAGGCTAATCTGCTCCGTCTTTTTACTCCTCCTAAATATGCTCATGTGGTTCGACCGGTTCCCAGTGTTTTTCAGCTTCCTGCTCAACCAATCGGTTATACTGTTCCACAAATTCGTCCTCGCTTATTTCACCATGCATGAATTTTTCTGATATGCTCACGTAGGTGTTTATTGGTATCCTTTTCAGCCGGTTACACCGCTTCGCAAACTCCTCATCACTTATTTTATCTTTTATGTATTGTTGTGATAAACCCATATATGTATCCGGTTCGATTGTGTTATTGTTCATCTACGCCTCCAATTACTCGCTAATCTCACTCCAATCTAATTTCTGGCCACACCAAGAACAATATTGAATACTTTGAATCTCCACTTCGTTTGGTGTGTCTGTTAAGCCATGACTCATGGACTACTCCATTAATCTGATAACAGAATCCGGCTTTCTTAAATTCCAATTTTCTGGAACTCTCCCTGTTATGCAGCAAGCGCCATCTCCTTTCCCTAATGGACACTTCTCACAGCATTCAACGTCTGCATTACCATTATAACTTCCACATACTTCTTTTATCATCCTAAGTGCTTCATAAATTTTCTGATAATCCATTTTTACCTCTCCAATCCTTCGTCAATATCACTCCAGTCAAATTTGCAGCCACATTCACCGCAGTATTTATTTCTGCTTTCTGCATCCCCCCCTTATTCTTCCGCACGCTTTCGTCCACTCCCTCGCAAATCTCTTTTCCGCCAAGTCGCTTGGGAAAAACTTTGTTTTTTTGTTTTTTGTTTCCTCTGTTTCTCAACTCCCTTTCTACAGCTTCAATTTTCCCCCTCGATTTGGGTGTTTTGCGTAGTTCGGTCATTGCTTCCCTTAGCTCTTGTTCTGTGCATCCCACCAAGAATGTGGCTCGGTCAAGGCCTGGTATTTCATATAGTTTTTTCACTATTTCGTTTTGTATTTTATTAAAATCTTCATCTTTCAGACCGTATGGCATTTTCTTTCCTTTCCCCTCCGGAATAAATCCGGAGGAATCAATGGCATATAGCTCCTCATGGAACCGTTAACGTGTTGCTGTGTAATGTGTATCTATCCTTAACCCCGGAGGGTGTCCAGCTGTTTTATGTAGTTAAACGGCATTTTATTGACCAGTAGGCAGTTTTTACATACATTTCCTACATCGAAAATGCATCCATCGCAATATACGTGTTCGATGCAATATTTTTCGAGAGTCTCCGCCGCTTTTCTTGCTTCTGAGTCTCCTATTTTTCTCATTACGCCACCTCTTTGATTGCGATGCCGTATCGCTCAAGCATCAACTTTCTCTTGATGATATATTCCGGATTTTTTCTTGTACGCGGGGATTTTACGTCCTCGACAATAATCTTGCCTTCTTTGTCTGTGTATCGGAAATCTGCTGTATATGATACGGGACGCTCTGTAGTGCCATCCTCTCGTTTCTGGCTACCTATAAGGATGTATTTAGCCTGTCGCTCTAATCCTGTAATTTCCCCCGCTTGTTGCATCGCCGCCAGCTCTAAATAGCGATGCATTTCTCTCTTGCTATCAAACTTCCCATCTTTCGTAAAAATCTTTTTATTTCTAAATTTGTTCACAGGTAATTCCTCCCAAATGTTTTGATAAATTCTTCCCTCGTTCCGTTGTTCTCCTCCCAATACTTCTGCGCCAGCTCCTTGAGATACCTGTCTAGTGGTCCGTTGGGATTACGATGTACTGCCTCGCCACTGTTGGTATGGTGATTCAAACACAAATAAACTGTAAATCCATACTTTTCGGCTTGTTTTCTGTTGCTACTGCCATATAAGACATGATGTCTGTGCAGATTTCTAGTCGTTTTGCAGAAAAAACACTCTTTTTTAGTTTGTAGTACGCTATTCATTGCCAGAATCCTCGCTTGCAAAATGATTTTCCATTAAATCAGCAATCATTAAGTATTCCTTTGCTATTTTTCCACTTCGTGTTTCCTTTACCTGTTTTTTAAATTCTTTTAAATCTCCATGAAAGCATCCGCAATTAACCATTATTTTTTTATTTTTGCCCCTGTAAAAAGTTGTGCAGCGGAATTCTGTTCCGAAGCCCTGTATTAGTGTATAATCTGCGTTGCCGGAAACCCATGCATCGCCGGAAATCCTTGCGTTGCCGTAAACCCTTGCATCGCCGTAAACCCTTGCGTTGCCGTAAACCCTTGCATCGCCGTAAACCCATGCGTTGCCGTAAACCCTTGTGTTGCCGGAAACCCATGCATCGCCGGAAACCCATGCGTTGCCGTAAACCCTTGCGTTGCCGTAAACCCATGCGTTGCCGTAAACCCTTGCATCGCCGTAAACCCATGCGTTGCCGTAAACCCTTGTGTTGCCGGAAACCCATGCGTTGCCGTCTTGCGATACATTCCCCTCTTTCTCTACGTACCCGCCAACTTCTCCGGCTTTCACGTCTCCAAAATCAATTAATGCCTTAATTCTAAATAATTTTTTCCCAGCTACGTTTGTAATAGACTCTGTTGTTAATTCAAATTTTTTCATTTCTCTTCTTCCTTTCTTGGCTTCCATTTTCCTAGTATTTGTTCCAATTCTCTTGGTGTTAGCGTTTCAATTCCCAAATCTTCCGCTTCCTGTATCGTGCCTTTGATTAATTCGCTCATTTCCCGGCTGTCGTAGGTGTGCGAACCTCGCATAAGTCTGTAAAACACAACTTCTTTGCCTTTTTCTAGTCGCCGTCCTATCGCAACCGTGTGAACGTCCTCTTTTTTGTACATGATGTCGGTTGGAACATTGGTTTTTAAAACTGCTATGTCCCCTTTTATCAGCTCCGGCTGTCCGTATCTGCCTATCATCAAATTTTTGGCTTCTGCCTTGCTCGTCCCAACCTTTTCCGCTATCTTGGTGATCAGGACGTGGAAATAGGCATTTGCTGACAAGCTTCTTTTCTTGCGGAACGGTTTAATCATTATGGACAGCTTTTCCAACTTTTTCAGCTCGTCCACGCCCTTTATAAACCGCTCCGCCTCGTTGATTTCCAGGGTAACTGTTATCTTTTTGCTAAAATAATCCACCGCTAAGTTTTTTATTTTTCCAGTTAAATCCATGCTATTTCAGTCCTAATTCCTTCATGGCTTCGGCATATTGTTGTTGTGTCGTCTGATACAGTGATTTTAAACCTCTTTGACTTGCCCATTCTTTGATCTGGGCTTCCGTCATTCCTTTTTTTTGCATCAGATCATAGAGTCGTTTTGCTTCTTTCTCTGTGACGACCTCGTTGCGTTTATATTCGTCTGTATCTGCATCTTTGGAATCGTCCAGAAGAAACAAGCTATTTAAAGCGTATTTTCTCGCGTAGCTCGATGCTGAGCCGGTAACTTGTGCTGCATCCATCTTTTTTTTGCTTTCTTCTTCTCTGGCGTATGCTGTAGTGCAAAAACTGCCCTCGCTTTCTATGTCTTTTAAAATCGCTGTCGCCTTTATGTAAAATCGATTTCCCAGCATAATAATTTCGTCGTTTACAGCTAATATTAAGCCCTCTCTGTCCAATAAAGGCTTTACTGCCTCGTAGATGTCCTCTAAGCTCCTGTAACTATAGCCGCCATAATCACTGTATTTACTCTTGGGGACCTTTAACTCTGCCTGAATTCTTTGCAACTTTGTGTAAACATCACCCATCTTTCTTACCTCACTATCACACTCTTTGAGGTCTCGAGATGTGCCCCTGCGACCTCTTTCCCGGCTTTAATCGCCTTTTTAATCGCTGTCTTGTCCGCCTGCGGCTCCGGAATCCTGATGTATTCCTCTGTCAGGCTGCCTAAGTCGTCAATAGCCACGGACTCGCTGCTCTTGTAGAATACGCTTACTCTTGCCGTTTTGAGCTTTTCGCCGTCAAGAGCATGGGACAGATAGTCCTTACACCTCTGTGCGGCTTTCTCGCAACTTCTACGGCGTTTCGCAAGCTTTTCTTCCTCCTCTTTGATTGCCTTTGCTTCTGCGGCATAATTCTTTACTGCCAGCGCGATTCCCTCCACCTTTTTGTCTCTCTCGATGTTGAGAGCCTCAAGTTTTTCAAGGTCAATAATTTCTCCTGTCTCCTCGTCTACGCAATCCATGATTGCACTGTCAATCTCGTATAGTGTCATTGCTCTAATTCCTCCTCATATCTCTCGTATTCGTTGTAGTTTGCCGCACCTCGTTTGATTGCTTTGTGTGCTGTTCTGCACTCGTATTCCGCCTCAAGGTGCTGTGTTTTTAAGTACTCTCTAGCCGGGTCAAATCCTCGTTCCATTTCCTGTCCCCCATGCCTCTTTAATAGCCTTGCTCAGTTCGTTGTAGCCTCTGGCGTATGCCTCTATCTTTTTCATATCGTTGCTTCTTTCAACGCCCAGTCTAAATAACTCAAGCAGTCCCTGTGCTACCTCTTTGTCTTTGACAGCAATCGTGACTTCTGCCGGGATTACTCCTTTCCCCATCACTTCATCGTCGTATTCCTTCGCCTGGAACCATATCGCATTAATCATTGCATCCATAACCTAACCTCTCTTTCTTTCCTGCTATCCAATCCCCTAACGCTCCACTACATTGTTCCGGGGTATAATTTTTATTATCCTGCTCTAACCGCCCAACTATTTCCCCCAGTGTGGGTAGTTCTGGTACTGTTTCTTTCTGCTCTATCGCTCCCGCCGCCTGTATCATCTCTTGGAGCTTCGGTGGGTACTTGTCTATCTCCTTTTGCGCTTCTAACGCCGCTCTGTAGCTCCTGAGAAAGTTTGACTGTATGACCGTCTGAAAGTCCGCTGAATCTACTACCGCCCAGTCATGGAGCGTTTGTGGCGTTCCTACCGCCTTTTGCAACGTAGGGGGCAGTTTGTCAAACTCCTCTCTGTAGCCGTAAATCCCATTACTGCACGCCTTTGCCACTATCGCCCATGCTTCCTGCTCGCTCAGGTAGCTGCTTTCTGCCTTAAGCTTACTGGCGCACTCCAAAATATCTGCCGGTGTCGGCGGAAACTTGCCTGTTGTCATATACATCTGTGCCGCCACGTTTATTGTCTGGTAGTCGTTATTTTTGCCTACCAGGCGGTACCATATGTCTAACGCCTGTTCGTTGGGAACAAATCCCGGAGCCGTGTAGACGGTTTTTAGTGCAGCCACGATTTTAGAAAACTCCGAAATCGTCATACATTCCGCCTCCCTCCTGTTCTTTCTGTGCTGCCCAGTGCTGTATGTCTCCGTACAGTCGGTCATTAATGTTCTTCGTGCTGTCATTGCCTGTTTTCAGCTCGAAAAGCCCTAGCCACTCTTTATCCAATGACTGGTCTATAATCTGTTTCATCAGTCCAACATCACCGCCAGATAATTCATGCAACTTTTTGAGTAATGCTTTTAAAGCTCTATCTGTTCGAACTGGTTTTCTAATCTTCTTACGCATGGAAAGAAATTCCAGAAACTTATTATTTAGTTCTTCATCGTCAAAGTATCTCGCGAGCGTGTCTTTATCTTTAGTATTATTACTAGTATTATT